TACAGTACGGCTGGTTCGAGCGGCTATTCCAGTACGGCTGGTTCGAGCGGCAATTCCAGTACGGCTAGTTCGAGCGGCTATTACAGTACGGCAGCAGCCACTGGGGCTTATTGCAGAGCAAAAGCAGATGGAAAAGACAATGTCGCAGTCGCAAACGGCGCACACAGTAAGGCACGTGGCATTCTGGGCTGCTATCTGGTGCTGACCGAGTACGACGATGACGGCAATATGCTGTGGGCAAAGATGGCAAAAGTAGACGGCGCCCACATCAAAGAAAACGTCTGGTACACACTCAAAAATGGTGAGTTCGCGGAAGCAGAGCAGTAAAAAGCACTGCAAAACCAATTTGAAAGAAAGGAGCATGCCATGCAAAAGCCGAGCCTTACGATAGGCGAATGCGTCCAGATCCTTCGGGACAACAACATCTCAAAGACTGAAAAGGTCTTGGGAGCACAGATCCAGGCGGGGCTGTTTACCAGCTGGGCGATTCCGTCCGTAGGAACAAAAGAACCTTGCCCTGACATCTCACGCGCCGGTTTTATGGCGTGGGTGAAGGACTTTTACAAGCTCGAAAAGGTTTATACAAAGGAGGAACCGAGAGAATGAGAAAGAAACCGATGAATTTTCGCCTCATCTTAGCGCTGGACGGGCTGGCTTTACTGGCAATCATCGGCGCGGTGCAGGTGGTGCGCTGGGCCTGCTCCTGGCTGGCCGTTGCGCTGGCTTACTGGGGCGGCTGGGACATCGCCGAGGCTGCGCATGCCGCGCCTTGGATTATTGTTGCATCCACTGCCGGGCTGGCGATGTCGTTTTATGGGATGTATGAGGACAACAAACGGTATAAGCGCAGCGGCTACGGCAAAATCGTCCGCAACCATTCTCGAAACTCGGAGTATCCGCAGGATGAGGAGAAGGGCGCATGAAGCTGGAAGAGTTGATTCGGCAGCAGGCCGAAGAGTGCCTGAAAACAGCCACACGGCTTGCAACGGAGTCCGCGCTCACGGGAGACATCTGGCTGCGGGTCATCTGCCGGGAAAAATCAGAGGTCTATAGCGCGGCGGCAGATGGGCTGCTCACAGCCCTCCACGATGCGGAGGACGTCGCACATGGCTGATTACATCCACTATGTCACATGGTACACCGTGTACAGCGCCAAGACCGGTGAGGTAGTGGCAGCTGGAACGTCCGCCATGTGCGCTGCGAAGCTTGGATACAATACCGCCAACAGCTTTGCGTCTGTCGTTGGACACCGGCGCTATGAAAAAAGGCGTCCGTACAAGTACATTTTTGAGCAGGAGCGCATTGATCGTGCGGAGGTTGACTGTCTCCCTCCGCTTCGCCGTTACTGCAAAAAGAAAGGTCGGCATACGAAAAGGAAACAGGAATATGAACGGTAGATATATGCGAGCCGCAGAGATTCGCTGGAATAAGCGACAGCCGGAACGGCTGCGGCACATCCATCGGGATGAAACTCAAAAACAGCAGGCTTTATTCTGCTGCCATGCTTACCATAAAGGGGATCCTAGCAGATGCGATAAACTGGTTTTTGCCGGTTTTGACCCCGTGTTATCAAGTGTGCAGGCTCAGCATTGGGCGGACGAAAGCTGGCCGCTTTATGACCATATCGACGTCTTGGATTCTTCTGGCCGCAAGATTTACGGGAGGTAATACACATGAGTCAGACGTTAGCCCGCAGAGCCCGCATCAAAGACCTTTCCAACAAGGCCGAGGGCATTTTCCAGTACGTCGGGAACGACAATGTGCTGTTCCGGCTCATCAGCACCGGCAACAAGCTCACCAGCGACGTCAACTATGCTGTGGCTCTGTTCACCGGCTTCGCCCGCAGCCATCAGCTGGGCAGTCAGGAGACCCGCCGCACAATCGACTCGATTTATCGCCGGGTCGGTGAGCTCATGTGCCTCATTGACATCGTCCACGCCGCCGCCGGCGAAGAAATCATGCCTGAGCCGTATGAATCCATAGATTTTTGTTACATGACCGAGTACCGCACCATGCTACGGGAGGCCGTCATTCGTGGGATGCCGGACAACTACAAAGGCCCAGCGCAGAACCCCTACACTGTCAGCCTTGTGCAGCCGGGCGTTGGCTACGGCGATGGTTACACACCGGACGAGTACGATGACGATTTCTTTGCCCGTTTCACTCGCCAGGAAGAACCCAGGGACCGGAAGCTCGTCTTCCGCTGCACCAAATCCGAGCTTGACGCCATTAAGCGTTATGCAAATATCATCGATATTAAATTTACCGAGGAGGATATTCACCATGCCTGAGAAAATGAACCAGACCCCTATCGAGATGCTTGACCAACATGTCACCCCGCCCACAGAGATGCCCGCACCTGCTGCACCTGTCACCCCTGCCCGTCAGAGCTACGCCGAGAAGGTGCAGGGCCTGACCATTGACGAGCGCAACTGGATGCTTGCAAAGTCCAAAGCCGCCGCGATGGCACAGCTGCCCGAAGGTTTTCTGCCTCAGACCTACACTGGCAATCCCGGCGCGTGTGCCATCGCCTGCGAGATGGCCCTGCGCATGGGCGTCTCGCACCTTTTCGTCATGCAGAACCTTTACGTCGTCCATGGTATGCCCACATGGAGCGGCAAGAGCTGCAAGGCCCTCATCGACAACAGCGGCCAGTTTGCAGGCCGCACCCGCTACCGCATGGAGGGCGAAGAAGGCACCGACAACTGGGGCTGCCGCCTGATCGGCGTGGACAAGCTCACCGGCGAAAAGGTCGAAGGTCCGAAAGTCACGGTCAAGATGGCAAAGGATGCCGGGTGGTGGAACAAGAATGGCAGCTACTGGCCCAAAATGACCGAAATGATGCTCAAGTACCGCGCCGCCGCTTACTTTGCCCGCGCCGAGTGTCCGGAGGTCCTGATGGGCGCCAACATCGACTATGAGGTGGGCGACGGCGACGCCGAGGAAGAGGGTGCTGCTCATGCTTAACCTCGTAGCATTGATGGGCCGTCTGGTCTACGACCCGGAGCTCAAGACCACCCAGAATGGCACCAACGTGTGCAGCTTCCGCATCGCGGTTGACCGCAGCTTTGCCCGGCAGGGCGAAGAGCGCAAGGCCGATTTTATCGACGTCACCGCGTGGCGGCAGACCGCCGAGTTCGTCTGTAAGTATTTCCAGAAGGGCAGCATGATCGCCATCGAAGGCAGCTTGCAGACCCGTCAGTACCAGGACAAGAACGGCAACAACCGCACAGCCACCGAGGTTCTTGCGTCGCAGGTGAGCTTTTGCGGCGGAAAGGCCGCAGAGAAGCCCGCTGTGCGCGATTTCGACCAGCAGACGGAAAATCATGTGCGCGAAGCAAACGCCGCTCACAACACCTCGCAGAAGTCTCAGAACGTACCGGAGTATTCGCAGGGCAGCGCAGACGACTTTTCGGTCATCGACGACAGCGAAGACCTCCCGTTCTAAACCGAGAGCTGCGCTATCTGGCTATACGGGCGTGTAAAGGAGGTGATTGAGTGGCGCAGGACGATAAAAAGTCATTTGTGGCGTATCTGAGCTGGTTCGACGCGCTGGAAGAATACTCCGACGCAGAGGTTGGGCAGTTGATGCGAGCTCTTGCACGGTATGCCAAAACCGGAGAAGAGCCCGAATTTTCAGACCGTGGGATGCGGGGCAACTGGAAATTTATGTGCAGCGACGTAAAACGGGCGTCTGAAAAATGGGATGAAACTCGCAAGAAACGCAGCAACGCCGGAAAACGCGGTATGGCAAAGCGCTGGGGAAAGCCTGACGACATAACAAAAATAACAAACGATAACAATGTTAATGACGACATAACAAAAATAACTGTAGATGTAGATGTAAATGGAGATGTAGATGTAGATGGGGATGTAGATGTTGTAAAGCGCGATAACACCGCCGCCGTTGATATGGAGTTATCAAAAATCGTTCAGCATTACCAGCGGGCTATCGGCGACTTCCCGCGTTCGGCGCTGGAAAAACTGCAAAAATGGCGGCAGGAGTACAGCACGGAGATGATTTTGCTGGCGATCGACAAGGCCGCAGAGGCTGGGAAACGCTCGTGGAACTACATCAACGGCATCCTGTCTGGCTGGCAGCGGGACCGGATACGCACCCCGGGGGACGTGGCAGCGAATGAGCAGCGCCGACAAGAGCAGCCTCGCGGGAAACAAGCCACAGAAAGCACCGCAGAAGCATACGCAAATATTTTCAAGGGGGTGAAACCGTGACAGTGGAGATGATGACAAAGCTTCTTGCGGACGCTGAAGCCTATTTTGGACGGCCTCAGACCGCAGAGAACCGCGCAAGTATCGCGGAGATCTGGGCGAACTCATCGCTCAAGGATGTGCCGGATAAGATGGCCTATAAGACATTCCACGAGGTGATTTCGGAGTGCAGCTGGCAGAGCCAGCTGCTCCCGGCGTGGAAAAAGGCCGTCGAAAAGGCCCAGGGTGAGCAGATGCTGGCGAAGCACTGCCTTGCTGCCCGCACCCGGATACTCAAGTCCAGGAAAGAAAGAAAGCTTCTTGGGCAGGCAAACCAGAACGGAGGACGAAATGCCTAGATACAAAGTCATCGTAGAGTGCAGCGGCCCGCACGGGAACGCGGCGCTTACATACCGCATCAATACCGCAAGCCGGTTTGCGGCAGAGTTCCGGGCCTGCCAGCTGGCGGGCGACCATTACCCCGAATATCGGGACATCAAACCGGTGAGGACGGAGGCGTTGGATGAACACAGACGTAATGTTTAGTAGCGTTACAGACCAATGGTCAACTCCTCAGGATTTCTTTGACGGGCTGAATGAAGAATTTCACTTCACACTTGACCCATGTGCGGATGAACTAAATCACAAATGTGCCAGGTTTTTCACAAAAGAACAAGATGGTTTGGTTCAGAGCTGGGACGGCGAGCGAGTATTTTGCAATCCGCCATACGGAAGAGAAATAGGCAAGTGGGTGCAAAAAGCATCTGAGGCTCACGCTCTGGTGGTGATGCTGCTTCCGGCCAGAACAGACACAAAGTGGTTTCATGATTTCATCTACCAAAAGCATGAGGTGCGCTTTGTTCGTGGCCGGTTAAAATTTGGCGGACAAAAAAATTCTGCACCCTTTCCGTCCATGGTAGTGATTTTCAGATGCAAAAATCAGAAGGAGGCATGCAAAAATGACAATGACGCCGTGTAAAGACTGCCCTGCACGGCACCCGGTATGCCACGACACATGCCCCAAGTACGCCGAGTTCAAGCGACAGCGGGAAGCGGAAGCCGCTTACACCAGAGAGATGCTAGACACAGGCAAGGTCTACCACTACGATTACGAGGACCGCCACCGGGAGCGGGGCCGCAAGAAGTACATGGGAGCGAACGGAGGAGCGGACAGATGAAAGTGCTTATCGCCTGTGAGGAATCGCAGGAAGTCTGCAAGGCATTTCGGGCAAAAGGCCACGAAGCCTACTCCTGCGACATTCAGGAGCCGTCCGGTGGGCATCCTGAATGGCATATCCTCGGAGATGCTCTAATGGCTCTGAGGGGGGGGCAAATCGTTACGATGGACGGCGTGGCGCATGAAGTTGGGAAGTGGGATTTGCTCATTGCTCACCCGCCCTGCACTTATCTAAGCAACGCCGGGGCAAGGCATCTTTGGAAAGGGCATGAGCTTCAGGCAGACCGTGTGATGCTTGGTATTCAAGGCCGAGACCTGTTCATGCGTTTCTGGTGGGCAGATGTTCCACAGATTTGCATAGAGAACCCAGTGCCAAGCCGGGTATTCTGCCTGCCGAAGTATGCGCAGAGCGTTCAGCCGTATCAGTTTGGTCACCCATACACCAAAAAAACCTGTCTTTGGCTCAAGGGTCTGCCGCCGTTGACCCCAATTAACATTGTAGAGCCTGTTGCTACATGGTGTCCGTCCGGCTCGTATAGTCATAAACACGATGCAAAAAATAAGGGAATGTTTACGACTGATCGGGCGAAGAACAGAGCCAAAACATTTCCGGGAATCGCAAAAGCAAGGGGTGAGCTATGATGCACCTGACCCTCTACGGCGAACCCCGCACCAAGAAAAATTCCGCACGCATTCTCCGCACACGCTCCGGGACCCCATTCGTAGCCCCCAGCAAGGTTTATGTGGATTATGAGACGGACTGCCTGCGGCAAATCAAAAAGCCACACAGCCCCATCTCTGCCCGCGTGAACGTGAGGTGTGTGTACCACATGAAGACCGCCCGCCGGGTCGATCTGGCAAACCTCATCGAGGCGACCACGGACATTCTGGTAAAAGCCCACGTGCTGGAGGACGACAACAGCAAGATCGTCGCCGCCCACGATGGTAGCCGGGTGGAGCTTGACCGGGAGAAACCACGGGTGGAAATTGAGATTGAAGAAATGGAGGAATAACGATGAAAAAATCGACTGCGGTCATGTTCGACCGAGTAAAAGTCATCACTCAAATGGCAAGGCTTAACATGAAAACAAATGATCTTGTTGAGCGGGGTGTCTACCGTAAGGCCGTTTGGAAAGCGCGAAACAATAAGCCTGTCGCAATTTTAACGGCAAGAAAGATTGCAGATACGCTCAACACTGAACTTTCCGACCTTCTTGCCGGGAAAGACCCTGATGAGGTGACTTACCAATGACCCGCACATGGACACCTGACACCGACACACCAAAGCCTGACAGCGGCGTGGATTACCGCACCGTCAAGGCGTGGTTTCAGCAGTGCCGGGACCTTGCGGCGGCTATCGAAGCCCAGAAGCAAAAAATACAGCGCATCCGGGACGTGGCCGAAAAATGCACCCAGAACCTGAGCGGGATGCCTGCAGGTGGTGGCAATGGGGACAAGGTGGGCTTTGCTGTAGAGCAGCTGGACAACGAGCGCCGACAACTTCAGAGGATGGAGACGGACCTATGCAATCTGCGTGTCGAGGCCACCCGGCGGGCATACTGCCTGATAGCCGAGCCGGAATGTGCCGAATCGATTTGCGAGCACTATGTCATGGGCAGGTCTCACAAAGAAATCGCAAAAGAAGTCGGCGTGTGCGGGGCAGATGTGGTCTACCGGCGAATCAAACGCGGATGTATGGCCCTGGCCGAGATATGGGACGAGTTTTCTGACGTGCAAAGTGTACAACATGCACAAGAAAACACAGCGTGATTTTGGAAGGGGTCAGCTCTTTTCAAGTCTGTAAGCTTAGATGTAAAATTCTAATAAGCGGTTCAGCGCTAAGCGGTAGCCGCTTGCCACGCAGCCTCCGAAACGGTTCCTTCCTTGTGACAGGTTTTCATGCTTTCCTGTTCTCCTTCACCGTTTTGCGGGCTGCTTCTATGCGATACACTGACACAAAGGCAGCTTGTCGCTCACGAGAGACAAGAGGCGGTTCGATTCCGCCGTATCGCACCGTATGGCGCATGGACTCATCCCCCACAAAGCTGCACGCTTAACCTCCCGTGCCACGAGAGAAAGCTTTGAATCCCTGAGGGTGTGGGTAGACTTCCCGACGGGATGTGCGTCAAACAACAGCCCTGGCGGAGAACCAGGGCTGTTTTATATGGCCGCCTGAGCGCAGTACGGAGCGCGTGTCAGCTGAGATATTGCTGGCTGGTTCGAGTCCAAGGGCGGTGTTTTATACTCCGGTAGCTCAAGTGGTAGAGCGGCGGTCTCCAAAACCGCATGTTGCAGGTTCGAGTCCTGCCGGGAGTGCTTGCATGATCTGACGAGAGTGGGGAGTGCAATAGCGGGGCATCCAGCCGCGAAAGTTCTGGACGCAGAGGCTTTGCACCCGACAAGCAAAGCCTCTTATTTTGATATTCTGACCGTTCGGATTTCCGGGCGGTTTTTCTTTTGCGTGAGTTTAGAGAGGTGGTGGCGGTGGCCTACAGCAAAAACAAAAGGATAGGCAGACCGCCCGTCTTTGAGAGCAAAGAAGAACTTGAGAAAAAAATCGAAGAGTTCTTCAAAAGCTGCGAAGGGAGCGTCCTAGAAGACGAAACCGGAAAGCCTGTTTTGGACAAATACGGAAACTTGATAAAAATCGACGAACGTCCAGAAACGGTCACCGGTCTAGCTTTGGCGTTGGGGTTTAAGTCTCGGCAATCTTTGATTGACTATCAAGGAAAGGCTGAGTTTTCTGACACGATAACGCGCGCGAAGCTTCGATGCGAGAGATACGCCGAAGAACGACTCTATGATCGCGACGGAAACGGCGGCGCAAGATTCAGCTTGCAAGTCAATTTCGGGTGGAGCGATAAACCGAAAGAAGCAGAGCAGGAAGAGCGTCACGATGATGGTTTGATAAAGGCCTTGAATGCTGCCGCAGACATCAGCCCGCCGGATGACGTGGAGATGCTGCCAAAGGAAGAGGACGACAATGCGGAAAAGTAATGGCTTTTGCTGGAAAGTCCTCAGCCAGAGGCAAAAGCAGGTCCTGAGCTGGTGGACACCGCAGAGCGCATACAGCGGCTACAACGGCATCATTGCCGATGGCGCTATCCGCTCGGGCAAGACCTTTGCCATGAGCTTTTCGTTCGTCCAGTGGGCCATGACCTGCTACAGCGGCCAGCAGTTTGCCATGTGCGGCAAGACCATTGCCAGCTTCCGGCGCAACGTGCTTGGTACGCTCAAGCAGCAGCTTGCAGCCCGTGGTTACAACGTCAAGGAGCACCGGGCAGAAAACTGCATGACCGTCAGCAAGGGCAGCAAAGTCAACGAATTTTACTTTTTCGGCGGCAAGGACGAGAGCAGCCAAGACCTGATCCAGGGCATCACCCTTGCCGGGGCATTCTTCGACGAGGTGGCCCTGATGCCGCAGAGCTTCGTCAATCAGGCCACTGCCCGCTGCTCCGTCACCGGGTCAAAGTTCTGGTTCAACTGCAACCCGGGCAGCCCACAGCACTGGTTTTATCTGGAATGGGTGCGGAAATGCCGCTCCCGCAAGATGATGTATCTCCACTTTACGATGGACGACAATCTGTCGCTTTCTGAGGACATCAAGGCAAGATACCGCAGCCAGTACAGCGGAGTTTTCTACCAGCGCTACATTCTGGGCCTGTGGACGGTGGCAGAGGGTCTTGTATATGACATGTTCGACCCGAAAAAACACGTCATTGACGTGCTGCCCGAGCTGTCCCCCAAGAGCGCCTATGTGGCGTGTGACTTTGGCACCCAGAACGCAACGGTGTTCCTGCTGCTCCAAAAACAGGCAGATGCAGACTGCTGGATCGTCACCCGGGAGTATTACTACAGCGGGCGAGAGCAGAAGCGGCAAAAGACCGTGGGCGAGTACGTCACAGACCTGAAAGCGTGGCTGGACGGCCTGAAACCGGAGCGGGTCATCGTAGACCCCTCGGCCCTGCCCCTGATCACAGAGCTGCGCAAGAACGGCTTCACCCAGACCCCGGCAAACAACGACGTCCTGAGCGGCATTCTGGATGTGCAGACCATGCTGCAGACCGGGCGGCTGAAGATCTACAAAGACTGCAAGCACACGCTGGAAGAGTTCGGCGTGTACGCTTGGGATCCAGATAAAGACGACACCGTGCTGAAGGTCAACGACCACTGCATGGACGCTATCCGCTATTTCGTGCGCACAAAGCGCCTTGTGAAACTGAGGGATTGATTTTGAGCACTGTATACACATTCCAGACCTTCCAGCAGGCGAAAGCCGCCGGGGAACAGCCTGATTTCATCCGGCGGTTCGTGCAACAGCACTGCGCTTCCAAGCCCTACAAGATGGCGCTGGACGCCGACCTGTACGACGCCCAGAAAAACCCGGGCGCGGAACGCTTTTCCCAAGCCTACGCCCTTATGCTGAAGCGCCTCTCCAAGAACACACAGCAGGATGTCCCCCGGCCCGATATGGTCAAGAGCAATCTGTTCCGGCGGCTCAACAAACAGCGCGCCACCTACTCCCTGGGCAACGGCGTCACCTTTGCGGATAAGGACGTGGACAAAGAAAAACTGGGGGCTGAATTTGACGAGCAGATCCAGAAGGCCGGATACTTTTCCCTGATCCACGGAGAGAGCTTTGGATTCTGGAACAACGACCATCTGGTGGTGTTCAAGCTGACCGAATTTGCACCCCTGTACGATGAGACCACAGGCTCCATGCGGGCCGGGGTGCGGTTCTGGCGGCTGAATCCTGACACGGATATGCACTATGTCCTGTACGAAGAGGACGGTTACACCGAGTACACGGAGAGCCGGATCGGCAGCACCATGCAGGAGACGACTCCGAAGCAGGCGTACAAGAGCGTGACCATCTCCACCCCCGGCGGCGGGCTGGAAAGCGTGGAAAGGGAGAACTACAGCGCTCTGCCTGTGGTGCCGCTGTGGGGCTCCGACCTCCACCAGAGTACCCTTGTGGGCCTGAAAGCCTACATCGACAACACCGACCTTGTGACGTCCGGCTTCTGCAACGATTTGCAGGATTGCGCACAGATATACTGGCTGTGCGAGAACTTCAACGGCATGACCGATGATGAGCTGCAGGAGTTCCTTGCGAAGCTGAACCTCTACCACATCGCCGGGGCGGACACCAGCGAGGGCGGCAAGATCACCCCATACACCAGCGAGGTGCCGGTGACTGCCCGGCAGACCCTGCTGGAGCTGCTGCACACCCGGGTCTATGAGGATTTCGGCGGTCTGGACGTGCATTGCGTCAGTGCAAGCAGCACCAACGACCATCTGGATGCGGCTTATGAGCCCCTGAACCAGAACGCGGACGACTTCGAGGCCCAGATCAAGCCTTTCGTTCGTCAGATCTGTGCGCTGGCTGGCTTTGGCGGCGCACAGCCGACATTCAACCGAAGCCGGATCGTAAACACCGCAGAGCAGGTCAGCACAGTGATCTCCGAGGCGGCAATCATCGGGCAGGACATGGCAATCGACCTGCTGCCCAACCTGACCCCGGAACAGAAAGAAAAGGCCCGGGCTGCGCTGATGGCTGAGAGCGCAACAAGGGAGGCCGTGGACGAAGAGGAGGACGAAGACGGTGATGAAACGTGATTTCCGACCGTGACCGAATTTCCACCCGCCAGCTGAACCGCCTGCGCCGCCGTATCCTCCGGGTGTACGGCACTGCCCGCCGGGAGATGCAGGAGCAGCTCACCGAGTTTCTGGGGAAGTACCGAGCGTTGGACGAGCGCAAGCGGGCGCAGCTGGATGCAGGCGAGATCACCGAAGAGGATTACCGCATCTGGCTGCAAAATCAGGTCTTTCAGTCCGATTTGATGCACGCCAAGCTGGACGGCATCACGCAGACCTGCACCACAGCCCAGCAGACGGCCTACAATCTGGCCCGGGACGAGCAATACAACATCTTTTCCTTTGGCGCAAACTGGGCTTTCTACGAGCTGGAACAGGCCGCAGGCGTGACGTTTGGGCTGACCCTGTACAACACCGAGGCAGTCAAGCTGCTGCTCAAAGAAAACCCCAAGCTGGTGCCAAACAAGCGCATCAAGAGCGAGAGCAACCGCACCTATGACGCCCGGGTATTCAATCGCTACGTCATGCAGGGTATCGTGCAGGGCAAGAGTGTCCACGACATCGCCGTGCAGGCCGTAAACGGCATGGCAGACACGGAGATTCACTGGGCCATGAATAACGCCATCACGGCACTCACAGGCGCTCAGAACGCCGGGGCATTGCAGCAGATGCACAACGCCCAGGCTTTGGGCATCGAGGTCAAAAAGCGCTGGAACTCCACCCACGACTACCGCACCCGTGAGATGCACCGCCTGCTGGATCAGGAGACCGCAGACCTTGACGAGCCGTTTAAGGTGCAGGGCTACGAGATCATGTACCCGGGAGACCCCAACGCCGCCCCGGAGATGGTCTATCACTGCCGGTGCAAATTAACCAGCGCGTTGGTCAAGTACCCGAGACAGACCGCAGCCCGGCGGGATAACGTTACAAAAGCTGTCACATCTGACCTGACCTATACCGAGTGGTACAAAGCCAAAGGCGGCACAGAAGCCGAACAGATGTGGTGGGCAAAAGAGCGAAAACGCAGAAAGGAGAGCGCAAAGCATGAAAAATAAGAAGTTTGGGATTGTCGTAATCAACGATGACTTTTTCTTGAACTTTTGCCGTGATTTTAAGCCCCCGTGTGGTTACATTAAGCCTAAACACGCGCGGCCTTCCTACGGAAATGGCGCAAAGCCGCATGAAGCGCACAAACGCCTTATTAGGACAATGGAAGGATTTAGAAAATGAATGTCTTAATGTCAGATGCCGATTATGCGCCGTGGCTTATGGATGCGCTCAAGCTGATTGAAGAAGAGAAGGTCAAAAAACTTGCAGTAGTAGGCATTACTGCCAAAGGTGAGGTCATGACCGGTTATTATCACATGGAAATGTCCGATAAAGCTCTTGTTTCTGCTCATATGCAGGCTGACGCTGTACTGGATTCGGTTTGTTCCAACGGAGAGCTGATCCAAAGACGTTGGGCAGAGCAGGAGGAAGAAGGGGAAGAACCGTGATTCTGCCGATGGAAAACACCGAAAGATGCGTTTTTGCTGGAACAGGCAAATATGACATTCCAGTCATTCAGCCTGAAACAGACATCCGCATTGACAAATTGACGTGGATTCCTATCAACTATGCGTTGACGGCCAAAGACAAAGCCACAAAAGGCGTTCATTTTTACAAGGATGATTACCAATTTGAACGGTTTTGGAACAATCCAGACAAGTACATCCCTCTTTTGCAGCAGTTCGGCGCGGTATGTTCTCCGGATTTTTCTATTTACAATGATATGCCGTTTGCCGTGAATCTTTTTATGCATTATAAAAAGCACTGGTTGGCGGCGTACTGGCAGGCACACGGTATTCATGTCATCCCGACAATCCGAACTTGTGGAGTGGAGAGCTGGGATTGGTGTTTTGATGGTGAGCCAAGAAATGCCATTATAAGCATTTCTAGTCACGGCACACAGTCTGACCCATACGAGGCTGAATGCTTTGCAAAACACTTCCAGAAAACGCTCGAAGTTTTACAGCCAAGTGAAATTTTGTGGTATGGGAAATGTCCTTCGGAATTTGACTGGAACGTCACAAAAATAAAACCATTTGAGTTTGAAAGGAGCGGTTTTCATGCCTAAAAGTGACTCCGGAAACAATAACAAACGCGGCGGAAAAGCCAGCAAAGACGGCACTATCACGGGGG